AATCGCTGCTTGGCCTCTAATGTAACGACCTTTTAATAACCTTGTCAACTGTGGGGCTTTTATGGCAGCTTTGCTGCGGCGCATGATGCCTATGTGATGCGCGAGGCATTTTCGTCGTTGTTTGTGGCAATTTAATTGTGTTGATCAAGGCTTTGCAGCTTTGCTGTGACGTGCGCAAGTGGGAAGCTTGATGCGTGCAAGGTAGGTGGTATAAATTGTCGGCACTTCGAATGGGGCGGTATGGTTAAAAAAGGTTGGTTGATATGCCGCCAATAGTTAATGACCCGTTGGTCAGTAATAACCCTCAATTCTCTATGGTTTAACAGAGTGTATATTGATTTTTAATCAGTATCCTGAATCATTGTAAGTCCTTGATTCTATTATGTATTCTTGATCTTGAGTATATTATAGATACCTGTATTCATTCACCTATCCCGCGCATCATGTGCCTCATCATATGCGCAGGGCTAGGCATCACGAGTGGGGGCGGGCGTGGGCCACCGGGGGGTACCGCGTATATTGTATATAGGGTGTTACAAAAATCAGGGAAAATAGATCTGTTAACTACCATGCTCTAAAGTGCTTAACAGCATGTGTATGTTTTTACCCACACTTTGTAGCCACACAGAAGCATAGTTAACAAAGTGCTTGACAACCTACCCAACCTGTGTAAAACTATAGCCATGTAGTCGGGAATGAAAACACCGAGGGCTACAGAGAAACCATCTACTCGGGGTTAGCATCAAAGATGGAAGCGCGGGACATAAATCTAGTACGCGATGTGGCAGGGGCTTCTTACCTGTAAAGACTGGATGAAATGAAGTGCTATAAGCAGCATGGATTCTAAAGCTTTTGCTTTAGTTAACTGTCGAACCTTCTTCTTTAAGTGGGTTAGGATAGACTTTAACTAAAGTTTTCAAAAACATCCTTCTTACTACAGAATCTATAGCATCTAAGTATCTATATCATCTATATAGATGTTAGTACCCTGTGTTGAATAATAAACAATAACTAATAGATACTAGTACCATGTGTTAATGTTTGTTACAATCATTGCTTATGAACAACAAAGCCTTTAAGACAAGACAACAACTCATTGACAATGGACAACTAAACGCTAAGCCCTACAGCGTCATTAGTGAAGCCTACATAGCTCTACACAACGAACAGCTTGATAGCGTTCACATTCCTCATAGTGATGTTTATTATGTTAGAGCAGCGCTAGAGAAGCATAGTGGTTTTGTCTTTCCGTTAAACCTTGTTGAGAAAGCTATGAAAGCTGAAGGTTGGAGAGATAGGCAGATTAAACATAACGTTGTATAACTATGTTCACATATATGTCTGAATACTTGTATTCAATTTGTTAATGAAAGAAACTAATGGCTACTACCCCTACGGCTGCTGATGTTGCAGCTAAAGTTGCAAAGCTCCGCGCTGCTGCTAAAGATACATCAATCCCTCAAGATGTTCGTAATCAATATCTTGACAAGGCTAATCAGCTTGAACAGAGCACATATAAGCCAACGATGGCTAAGGGTGGTGCGGTTAAGAAGCCTATGGCTAAGAAGCCTTCTAAGGGTGCTGCTGTAGCAATTGTCATTGGTGTTGGTAAGCCTAAAGCTCCTATGATGGCTAAGGGTGGTGCTGTAAAGCAAATGGCTAAGAAGGGTTGCTAACATGAAAGGGCTAATGGCTCCTGATGATGAAGAAGCCCTGTGTCCAACCATTGTTAGCACTGAAGAGAACAAAGCCAACACAGAGCGCACAATTAAAGAATGGCGTCTTGGCCCGCTGAAGCCCTCTGATGAGCCAGATGCTAACAAGCCCTATTGGCAAGATATGGCTAGGGTGTGGAACATTAATGACAAAGAAGCACGGCGTCAGCTTTGCAGCAACTGTGAGTATTTTGAAAACACACCTGAGATGATTATGGTTATGGAAGAGATTCCACGTAATGCTTTTGATACTGATGCTGGTGGTCGAGGCTATTGTCATAAGTTTGAATTCATTTGTCACAATCTTCGCACTTGTCAGGCATGGGAATATAAAGAGTATGAAGCAGATTAAACGAGGAACTGAAGAGTTCTCTGGTTACAACAAACCTAAAGCAACTCCATCACATCCAACTAAGAGCCATGTTGTGTTGGCAAAGGAAGGTGATGTGGTTAAGCTTATTCGGTTTGGTCAACAAGGTGTTACAGGTAGTCCTGAAGGTAGTAAGCGCAATGAAGCGTTTAAAGCTAGGCACGCTGCTAACATTGAGAAGGGTAAGCTCAGTGCTGCCTACTGGGCTAATAAAACTAAATGGTAAAGATATGAAATCTGGTTTATATGCAAACATCAATGCCAAGCAAGAGCGCATCAAAGCTGGCAGCAAAGAAACAATGCGTGCTCCCGGTAGCAAAGGTGCTCCAACCGACAAAGCGTTTAAGCAAGCTGCCAAAACTGTGAAGATGGCAGAGGGTGGGCTAACACCTAAGCAATCTAAAAAGGTTGCTAAAGTCATGGGCGAGTTTAAAGACAAAGGGTTGCACAGTGGCAAGGGTGGCCCTCTTGTTAAAAGCCCTAAGCAGGCCATCGCCATTGCGTTGTCTGAAGCTAAAGTGAAGCCTAAGAAGTAATGAGTATTACAAGCTATCCAGAAGTTGTTCGCATTTCCGATTCTGCGAACACTGTTAGTATTGGTGGAACTAACGTAGATGCTTTTGGTAGAATCCGAGTTAGTCAGCCATATACATTATTCGATAGTCAAAACCGTTATTCTTCAGATACTCAGTATGACACTGCTGTAACTGGCACAGGTACCACTGCATATCAAGTAAATGAATCTTCAGTTAATCTATCCGTTACAGCAGGTGGTGTAGGCTCTGTAATTCGTCAGACGTTTCGCAGTTTTCCATATCAACCCGGTAAGGGCTTGTTAGTGTTGGCTACATTCTGCATGGATGGCAGCATGAGCTTAAATCTGACACAGCGCGTTGGATATTTCAATGAACAGAATGGTGTTTTCTTCCAGCGGATTGACGGCACAAACTCTTTTGTGTTGCGCTCTTATGTGACGGGTGCTGTAAGCGATGCGCGGTCAATACCACAAAGCTCTTGGAACGGTGACAAGCTAGATGGCACAGGCGCATCAGGATACACCCTAGATTCAGCCAAGTCTCAAATCTTGTGGATGGACTTCGAGTGGCTTGGCGTGGGCTCTGTTCGTTGTGGCTTCATCATTGATGGCAAGTACATTGTTTGTCACACCTTCAACAATGCCAATAGCATCACCGCTACATACATGACAACGGCAATCTTGCCGATTCGCTATGAGATTACGTCAACCTCGGCAGTGGCTGCTACGCTCAAGCAGATTTGCTCATCGGTCATGTCGGAGGGCGGGTATAACGCGCAATCAGCAAACTACACGGCAAGCCGGAGTACGGAACGCTCCACGTTCAGCACAACCTTTATTCCGCTTGTTTCTATCCGGCTTGCAACAGGTCGTTCTGGGGCTGTTGTATTGGTGACCAAGGGTCAGGCTTTTCCTACGGTCACTCAAAACTATGAGGTTGTTATCCTTAAAAATGCCACCTTGACCGGCGCATCATGGGCAACCACAGTCAGCACCAACGTCCAGTTTGATCAGACGGCTACGGCGCTTACAGGTGGGGTGGTTGTAGATCAAGAGTACGTATCCTCTACCTCACAAAACAGAAGCGCGGCACGGGTGGATGTTGGCTATAACTGGGACTTACAATTGGGCTCGACCATCGCAGGCGTCAGCGACATCTACACTCTAGTTATTCGCACACTTGATGCAACACCCTCCGGTGATGCGTGGGGCGCCATTAGCTTCTACGATCTTACAACTCAATAATTATGGCAACTAAAAATAGAACACTAGGGAAGTTGCTGTCCACATCTAACGCAACAATTTACACTGTTCCTGTAAGATATGTTACAGAGGTTACGAGCATTGTAATTTCTAATGCTTCTGCTTCAACTGTCACCGTCACACTGACATGGACAGATGCTGTATTGGCTACAACATATTCAATTACTGAACAAGTTCCAATGTATGGTCGCAGTGTTGTTCAACTTACACATGCTTTTACATTACAGGCTAATGATATTATTAGTGGCTATGCCAGTGCTAATTCTGCCATTACAATATCTGTTAAAGTTCAAGAAGAATATTCTGTCGTATATTAAAAAGGAAAACTATAATGGCTAAAGAACTTACAGAACAACATAAACGATTTCTTGAGATTTTGTTTGACGAAGCAGGCGGTAACATTAATGCTGCCAAACTTGCTGCTGGCTTCTCTCCCGGCTACAGTACACGCCTACTGACCAACTATCTCAAGGAAGAGATTAACGAGGCTACACAGCTATACATTGCAATGAATGCACCTAAAGCTGCCATCGCTGTTGTTGGTGCTTTGAATGATCCTACAGAGCTTGGCTTGAAAGAAAAGCTAAGTGCTGCTAAGGACTTCCTTGATCGTGCTGGCTTTGGTAAGACAGATAAGATTCAAGTTGAAGCAACCAATGGTGTGATGATTTTGCCAGCTAAGGATCGTGAGGAAGATTAATGTCAGAGTTTGATGGACTTGGTAAGTGGATCATGCCACAGCCTGAAGACTCTACAACCTTTGTATCAATTCCAAAGTTTGGTAGGGTTGTTCCCTTTGGTTATAAAGAAGGTGAACAAGAGGGTTGGCTTGATCCCATTCCGTTAGAGCTTGAGGCTCTTGAAAAAGCTAAGAAGCATTTGAAGCAATATTCATTACGTGAAGTTGCTGCATGGTTGACCACATTAACAGGTAGGTCTATCTCACACGTAGGCTTATCAAAACGAATTAAACATGAGCAGTCCCGCAAAAGAAAATCTTCAACTTATCGCGTCCTTACCAAGCGGTACGAAGAAGCGCTCCGCAAAGCCGAAGAGTACGAAAAGCGTATCGGTGTCAAAGAAGAAGACAGTTTCTTCGCCAGTGATAAGTATCGAAAGCTCAGAAGCACCTTTGACTCCGATCTTGGAGTTGTCCCAGCCTGAACAAGAAAACATAATCTTTAAACCCAATGCTGGGCCTCAAACATTCTTCCTTGCTGCCAATCAGCGAGAGGTTTTGTATGGTGGTGCAGCTGGTGGTGGTAAGAGTTATGCCATGTTAGCTGACCCTTTGCGGTATATGGGTCATCCGCAGTTTTCTGGACTGCTGTTGCGTCATACAACAGAGGAACTTCGTGAACTTATCTGGAAATCTCAGGAGATGTACCCTAAGATTTACCCCGGAATTAAGTGGAGTGAGCGAAAGATGCAGTGGCAAGCGCCCTCTGGTGCTCGTTTATGGATGTCCTACCTAGATAGAGACGAGGATGTACTTCGTTATCAAGGTTTGGCCTTCAGCTGGATTGGTTTTGATGAGCTTACACAGTGGCATACGCCGTTTGCGTGGAACTATATGCGTTCTCGCCTACGTACACCTGCCGCAGACCTACCAATTTTCATGAGAGCTACGACAAATCCGGGTGGGCCGGGTCATGCTTGGGTGAAGAAGATGTTTATTGATCCAGCCCCAGCTGGAAAGTCTTTCAATGCTACCGACATTGAGACTGGTTCTACGATGATGTACCCAAAAGGTCATAGTCGTGAAGGACAACCTCTGTTTAAGCGTAAGTTTATCCCTGCTATGCTGACAGATAACCCATACTTGGCACAGTCTGGTGATTATGAAACAATGTTGCTGTCTCTTCCTGAACATCAGCGTAAACAATTGCTTGAAGGTAATTGGGACGTTGCAGAAGGAGCAGCTTTTCCAGAATTTAACAGGGCTATTCATGTTATTGAACCGTTTGACATTCCTACTAACTGGACTAAGTTTAGATCAGGTGATTATGGCTATGGCAGCTACAGCGCAATTGTATGGTTTGCTGTTTCGCCAAGTGACCAACTGGTAATCTACAGAGAATTGTATGTATCTAAAGTTTTAGCTATAGATTTGGCGCATATGATTACTAGAGCAGAGGTTAATGATGGCGTTGTCAGGTATGGTGTACTAGATAGTAGCTGCTGGGCTAAGCGTGGTGACAATGGCCCCTCAATTGCTGAGCAGATGATCTTGGAAGGGTGTCGCTGGCGTCCTGCTGATAGAAGCGCTGGTAGTAGGATGGCTGGTAAGCAGCAACTCCATAGACGCTTGCAGCTAGATCCGTTTACAGAAATGCCTAAGATGGTTATAACAAGCAATTGTGTTAATATCATTGCTCAACTACCCATTATCCCATTAGACAAACGTAACCCTGAAGATATTGATACCAAATCAGAAGATCACCTCTATGATGCTATACGATATGGCATTATGAGTAGACCTAAGAGTAGCTTATTCGACTATAACCCAGCTACTTCAAGAACAATTGGCATGCCGATGGCAGATAGTGTCTTCGGCTATTAAGGAATATTATGGCAACTAAACAAACACAATATACACAAGATAAAACACTAGCACTTGCTGATGTTAAATCACTAGACGAACAAGGCTTTGTTGGCAACTCGCTTTTAACATTTGTTGAGTCTCGATATACACGCGCTGAAGAAAGTCGTCGCTCTGATGAAACTCGTTGGCTCCGCGCCTATCGAAACTATCGCGGCATCTACGGCCCAGACGTACAGTTTACGACAACTGAGAAGTCGCGTGTGTTTATTAAAGTTACTAAAACTAAAACACTTGCAGCATATGGTCAGATTACGGATGTGTTGTTATCAAACAACAAATTCCCAATTAGCATTGACCCATCTACCTTGCCCGATGGTGTCATCGCTGATGTTCACTTCGATCCTAAAGATACTACACCATCTAAACCTAAGATGAGCATTCCCTTTGGTGAGCAAGGTTCGGCAGGTATCACAGCCGACTTCACCCTTGATACACTA